GGAGAGGGTGACTGACAACACAGATTTTGCAAGGACTATCCTGTTCAACTCTCTACACAAGAGGGGTCCTGCTCATGACGAGCTAGAGAACCTAGACCTCCCCAATGCAGTCAAAGCGTTTGCCTCTGAGGTAGCTGACAAGGCTCATGGTCCTGAGGTGATAGCCTCTGTCCTGGTGTTACTTGGCAACGTACTTGGAGAGTTGATTGGTCATATAGCAAGAGAGCAGGTTGTTGATGCTTTGGTAGCCTGTGGAGCAAAGGAGGCGCCTAGGTTCACACTTCTTGAGGATGAGGAGGACGATTCTCCTGAGGTGATTGACACTCAGGCAGGGACCATACAGGGGTCCATGTGGCTCTTGGCTGCACACCTGCTCAAGAAATTTGGGGGAGAGGTTACTATCACCCAGCCTGAACAGGCTGCATTGGGTGACGTGACTGACCTCATGATTCAAGCTCACACTGATCCTCTGAGTGGAGATGCAACCATTAGGTTTGCTCCAAGGGGAGACGTTCCTGACAGGTCCAAGCTCAACTGAACAAGGAGGCTACTCAATGAAAAACTTAGTCACGTTCCTAGCCTTGATACTCTGTGTCCTGGCTGCAAATGTTGGTCACTGTCAGTCCGTGCTGATCCGGTTTGGTTGGACCCAGCCTGATAGCACTGCAACCATTCAGGTCATGGAGGGTGACTCCCTGTTGTATGAGTTCCCTGGTGAGCCTTTGAATGACGGTGACCTATCTGAGTTCCGTGTGTATATGGCTGTTGGTGGGGACATCACTCAGGTTGCTGTTGTCCCTGCACCTCCACAGCTGGACACCCTGGTTGACGTGGTGCTCCCCGTACCACTTGACCTGGTAACCTCCATTGCTGTGACTGCCGTAGACACTGACGGGAGGGAGGGTGAGCTGTCTGAGTGGTCTGATCCTATTTCAGTCAAACCAGGACCCCCAGCAGCAGCAGACAAGCCAAGGGTTCTGGAGGTGATTCTGGACTCCTAATGAGAGGGTGAGACGATATGAGACGTGGAATGACTAGCTCTGCTGGGACAGGGGTCATGCTACTGGTGGTCCTGTCCTGGCTTTTCTCCAGCTGCTCTACTACTCCCAAGCCTATTGAGGAGCCTCCCCCTGTGGAGGTAGGTCAGCAGAGCGTCTATTGCCAGTGGCACAAGAGACCACTCAGTGAGACCAGAGCTGATAGCCTCTCCTTTCCCTGGCTCCCCAAGGACCCAAGAACCAGAGTGGGTTGGATTGATACTCTCTCCCACCATTATGACGCTGTTGCTTTTGGCTATGACCATTGGGACCTGGAAACCTGGTCATGGTTGATTGAGCAGTTCCACCAGAGGGGTGTTAAGGTTGGAATCTACACTCCCACCATTAACGTCTATGAGTGGTCCTGGAAAGCATACCTCAGAGGACGCTGGGAACCTGGTTCCTATCACTATGAATGGAACCACAGACTAGCTCCTCACTTTGCTAGGACCACTGAGCTAGACCCAGCTACAGCTGAACCTGACACCTTTGCAACCTGGTTCAGAGCTTACAATGGAGACTATTCTGACGAGTGTGTTGCAGCGTTTGTCTCCTTGTGTGTGGACTTCCTGAGTGACTGGGACTGGCTCATGTTGGACTGGTGTAGTATCCAGCTCTATGACCTCAAGAAATGGCAACCTCAAGCCTACAGTGACACTGAGTATGGGGAGCTTGACTTTGACCAGAATGGAGTCCCACACAGTGAGGACACTGAGGAGAGGTTGTGGTGGATTGGTCAACAGATTAAAATGGTTGAGCAGCTGGACCAGGCTCTCCCTGAAATGCTACTGGTTCCCAATGGCAACCTAGCTGCCTACTGGCCAGAGTTTGCAGTGTGGGTGAATGGTTGCTATGTGGAACGTGCTCCCAACCAGCTGAATTCACCCTACTCCAGAAAGAGCTGGAAACAGGTCCTTGACCCTGAGTATGAGAGGAGCCTGTTCAAGCTGACTGAGCCTGGCTACTTCCAGGAGCCTTTCATGATCCTCCTGGAGGACCGTCTCAATGAGTCACGGTATCCAGACAGGTCATTCAGCTTTATTGCTGCTCTCTTTGATGGAGTCTACCACCTGGTCAGGGTGAATCCTGATTGCTGGAAGGTGACACACCCACCTGACCTGGGACTAGGCTCAGCTGAGAAAAAGTGTTGGAAGGTTGACAACACTCTGAGCAGAGTCTACACAGGTGGTGAGGTTTGGGTTGACATTCAGGCTGACTCACGGTTCACTGGGGGTGTCTGGAGACCAACAGACAACAGGAGGTGATACCCTTGAAACGTGCAGCAGTGGCAGTCCCCACCATTGTCCTGTTGCTGGTCCTGGTTCTGCTGGTGTTCACACCCAGTGGGACTGAGACCACGGAACCTGCCAGAGTCACTTACGGTGGAGGCTGTGGTGACGTCTGGGGAGGAGAACGGTAGTAGGGGACCTGTAGGGACGAGCAGGAGCCTCCCTGGTGTGGGGAGGCTCCTTGCTGTCTGGTGGTGTGTAGCTACCTCCTCCAGCCAGGGTGAACGTCTAGGTTAGCCTCAATGTTCTGGTAGGTCTGGGACTGAGCCTCCACAGCACAGGGGACACAATACCAAAAGGACCTGAACCTGTTTCCTCCCTCCTCGTTTATTTCCTGAGGCTGACCAATCTCCTCCCCCACCTTGAGGTGTTTCCTGCACTGGGGACACCTGGTTGCAAACTGAGCCTTGACCACTCTCACTCTGCTGGGGTCCCTCTCCTGGCTCAGGTATCTCATGACTGTTCCTCCTCAACAGCCTTGTCCAGCAGCTCAGGCTCAAAGCATTTCTCACAGAACACGTCACGAGGGACAGAGTGGTTCAGCTCGTGTTCCTTGAGGTTGAACACACCAACAGCCCTGACCCACCTCCCACACTTGAGGCAGCTGCTCCAACTGTTCTGAATGTGGAGCTTTTTCCCAGTCCGTCCACCTCTGCTGATCCTGTACTCACCAAACCCCTTGTAGATTTCCTGGACCACCTCTTGCAGCTTTCTCAGGTTGATTCTCTCCATGATCCGTCCTCCTGCTAGTGTGAGGAGGGGAGGCTGTCCTCCCCTCCGTTGTCTCCTTACCGTCCCAGCTTCACCAGAGCGTCAGGACAAGCCTTGCTCATGACCTGTTCACTCCAGTAGAGGTCCCTCTCCAAAGGCAGCTCACAGCCAAAGCGTCTGACCGTGGTGCTCTCAATTTCGTCCAGGCTGAAATAACCCCACTCGTCACAGTCAGGACCCAGCTCACCAACCACGTAGCCAAAGCAAGTCCTGGTCTCAGGGTCATACTCCGTAGCAAACCAGGTGGAGCGTCCATAAGGGTTGAACCACTTTGCAATCACCAGGGGGTCACTCACGTTTTCCTGGTTCCCAACCTGGCTGAATCTCTTTTCAATCTGCTTGGTGATAATCTTGGTCCGTTTCATTTCCTGTCCTCCTGTTGGTGTTCACTCATACACATAGCAACCAACATGCCAGTCCATGTGAGGTCTCATTGTTCCTTGTGGTTCCTTGTAATGGAGAACCCCTCCCTTGGATAGTGGCAGGATGCAAGGGAGGGGGTCTAGGCAGTGACTCAGGATGCAATGTTTCTGTGGTGTTGGTCCTCCTTTCTTAGTCTCTCCCAAACCCTAGAGGTAGGTCCAGGTTCTCTGCCTCATCACATTGACTCTCTATCTCAGAGACGGCATTCTCCAGGGTGTCACAGGTAGTTTCTAGTTTCTCACCTAAGGGTGAGGTCTCTAGGTTCTCAGGTAGGTTGTCCTTCCATTCCTGGTACTCCTCCTGAAGGTCTCTTAGCTCCTCAGCTGCCTCACGTGCCTTGCTCACAGCTGCCTGGAGACGGTCAGCTCTACTTGGGTGTTTCTTTCCCACTGCTAGTCCTCCTCTCTGTACTGCTCCACGTGGTCTGCTACACTTTCCCAGTTGTCACTGATAAGGCTTAGGTCCTCTTTGTACTGTCTCTCCTCCTCCTGACGTGAGGTGAATAGTCTTGGGTTGAGGTAGCTGGTCACCCACTCCCTCACGAGTTCCACCAGGACAGTAGGTTCCAGAGCGTCCAGCTCCCAGCTGGAGTGACCGTGTTCAGCTATGTAGTCAGCAGCTCTGGTGTCCGTGAGCTTAGCTGGGTTGGGGGGTGGGTTGTACTGCTGGACTTGATCCATGTTGAGAGCAATCCTGTTGACCTCCACAGGCTGACCTGTGAACAGGTGGAGCCTATGAGCAATGTCCCTAGTCATGTCCAGTCCAGAGGGGTCATGGTCGCCCAAGTGGATTATCACTGGTTCAGCTCCCTGGTGTATGTAGCCAAGGAGACGCTGACCAGCTCTCCACATTTCACTCTGGGAGGTGTAACCCTTGCAGGCAAAAAACGGACAGTCCAGGTCAGCACAAATCCTGGAGAGGACTCCTGCTAGTGCTTCCTTTTCAACCCAGACCTCAACCCTCTTGCCTTGATCCTTCCATTTGTCCAGCTGGAAACTTGCAGCAGCAGACTCCAGGATTGAGCTGGGGTGACTCCAGTGGGGGTTGGTCACCAGGTCCCTACTCCTGTCCTCAATAGCCTCCCAGTCAATCCTCCCAGTCAAACGTCCGTCACTGATAATCCCCCCTAGACGCTTGTATGATTTCTGACTGTTCTCAATCCAGTCACGAGCAACAAACTGGTAGTAGAGCTGACGTAGTGTAAGGACATACCCTTGAGCCTGGTAAGCCTCAATTATTATGTTAGCTCTCTCTATGGTGTGCCTGGTCTGTTCACTCAGTCTCTTGGTTATGTAGGCTATCCTTGGCATGATCCACCTCAGGTGTGGGGGAGAGGGTGTGGGACCCTCTCCCCTCGTGACTTGTTAGAACAGGCTCTCCTGAGTGTCCAAGGAAACCGTCCCCTCACCGTTGCAGTTCACACAGATCGTCTCAAACGTGCTGGGGTCTCCTACCATCCCAGAACCGTTGCAGGTCTCACACTTGAGGAGACCTCTCTTGGCTAGCTTCTTAGCCTCACGCTCAGCAGCTCTGACCTCTTTCTCATCCTCCATTTGATCGTCAGTGACCCTGACCACGGTCATGTCATGGTCCTTGACTTTCTTTGCCCACTTGGAGGGGATAGTCCCCAGACCCTCACAGGTGTCACAGGACAGCTCATGGTCAGGGTCTCCGTCCATCCCACCAGCTCCGTCACAGTCAGGACATTTCTCCACCAAGTCCTCATCCTTGAGCAGGACCTCAAGCCTGGTGGGTTGGAAAGCGTAGAACAGACCAGGGAGGTATCCCTTGCCGTCACAGTTAAAGCAGGTGTCAGGAACGTCAGCCTCACCCTTGTCATAGCTACCCTCACCGTTGCAGGTCTGGCATTTGATAGCCTTGGGGTGACCCAGCATGACCCACGTGGAACCAAGCTCCAGCTCCTCAGGAATCTTGTGGACGGGGAGACGCTTGCTGACTCCCTGCTCATCCACCTCTTTCATGAAGTCAGCAGGAGTGGGATAATACTTAGAGCCAACCCACATGACTGCAACCTTGTTGGGGAGTTGACCTTTACCCTTGCAACGTGAGCACACCTGGACGGACTCAGTGATTTCCCCTTCCTCGTCCTCCCTGCTGACCGTCTCCCAGCCTCCGTCACACTGGGGACAACTCTTGATCTGACGGGAGGTGAACCCACACTGGAGGTAGGCAGGACAGCTGGTGTTTTTGCAGACTGACTCACTGTCATGCTGGAAGTAGCTGACCCTCACCCACTGGAGGTCACGAGTCTGGTTGACCTGCATCCCACAGCACTCACACTCCTTGAGCAGGTAAGGCATGAGGTCACAGTGAATGCTGATTCCAGCGTCACAGACCAGGTACATTCCCTGGTGTTTCCTGTAGCCACAGCCTCTCCGTTTTTCTGTTGTCACTACCTGAGTCATTGTTGTTGCCTCCTGTTGGTGTTGTTGTCTGCCACTGACTCAAGTATAGCACAGACCATGCCAATAGTGTTATCACTTCCTGGTGTTCCTGAGGACTGCTTGTAGCTCCTTATCCCTCCGTTGACGTCTCTCCTCAAACTCGTTTCTTGCAGTGAGTCTGGGGAACCTCCGTGCAAAAGGCATGTCCAACCAGTAGAGGAGGTCTCCCCACCATTTCCTCCAGTTCATAGCTCTCACCTCCTTGGAGAGTTCAGGTCCTCCTGGAGTTCCTGCCTGATTGCCTGACGGACCCTCCACCTGTTCCTGTGGTTCTCCATGATCTTGTTAGCTGCTGTGAACCACTCCAGCAGGGGACCAGCTTTCTCATTGAATTCCTGGAGCAGACGTTCAGTCTCGTCCAGCTCCTCTCTGAGGCTACTCTGGGGAGAACCATTCTGGCTCATTGCTAGGGACGTAGACATAGCACTTGACCTCCCAACCTTCCTGAACCTTTCTGACTCTGGCTTTCTCTGGAATCTCCAGAGGTGAAAATCTACTGGCTACCTTGGCTGCTGCTGTTCTGATTTCCTCCTTGGATCGTCTCTGCCTGCTACCTTCCAGGTGGTCCTGTCTCACCAGGAGGTCTGATTCAACCTCCCAGCCTTGGTGGACTGAGTTCAGCTCACCTCTAGTGGGAACCATAACCTTGCAGCTGTAGAACCTCACTATCTCCCTGGCAGCGTCCCTGATTTCCCTCCTGGTGGGTTGGGAGGACATACTGTTCACTCTCCTTGATGCTCTGGACCAGCTGCTCACACATGCCGTCCAGACGTCTGACCATGTTGAGCCTGATTCCCAGCTCCCTGTCATTCCGTGCTCTCTCAGCTCGTCTGGTGTTCTCCTCCTTGAGCTGTGCAAGCTGCTTGAGCATTTCCACACAAGCACACTGGTCAATCATTGCTAGGTGGTGTTGAGCCTGAGCAATGAGAATGTCTTTCCTGGTGACCGTCACTGGTTGCCTCCCTGCTGTGGAGGGGAGTGGTCTCCCCTCCTGTGTGGTCGATCCTACAGCCAACCCTTAGGAGCTTTGGGAGCGTTGTCAGGGGTCAGAGCAGGGGTGAACGTGGAGCGTTGGACCAGCTTCTTAGCGTCCAGGGTAGTCCGTCCGACCGTCAGAACCTCAACGTCCCTCAGAAGCTCGTCCAGGCTGCTGTCTGTCTTGTTGGTGTTCTTAGTGTTGGTGCTCATCCTGTTTCCTCCTGTTGGTGTTGCTTCCCTACCTGCAACTCCTGTGCCAGTTCCCACTCCAGTGTTATCACTCCTAGTTGTTCCTTGTGGTTCCTCGTGAGGGATTCTGTTTTTCTCGTTCTGCATTGCAAAAAGAGGGAGGAGGCTGCCCCTTGCAACCTCCTCCCTGTGGACCCCTAGTGCTGGTCAGCTCTGGACCTTGGGAAGGTTCAGGACTGACTGTTCACTCAGGACCTTCTGAGCACGGTCCTTGAGTTCATTGAGAGCCTGGCTCTCAGTGGTGTTTAGGCCAAGGTCACCCTGGAACATGAGTTCCACAACGTCCACAGCAAACCTGAGGACCTGCTCTGACCTCTCCGTGAGAGGAACCAGGAAGGTCTCCAGCTTGTCATAGGCTCTGCTGATAGCCTCGTCACTGGAGTCCCTGACGTGGGACCAGTCCCACTGGAGACCGTCAGCAACCAGCTGAGCCTTGGTCCTCTTTCCGTAACCGTCACAGAGAGCCACACACTCAAGGTGCTGCTCAGTGGTGAGGGTCTGAGCGTCCACTGACGTAGCGCACAGATACTTGTGGAGGGTTGAAAACTTCTGGGAGGTGGTGAGGTTGAACTTGCTCATTGTGGAGCCTCCTGTTTATGAGACCAGACCGTTCATGTAGCTGACCAGCTTGGAGACTAGGCTCAGACCGTAGATTCCCCCAGCCAGAGCCAGGGTCCAGAGGATCAGTTTTCCTGTGTTGTTGCTGTTGCTGGTCATTTTCGGTTCCTCCTTTTGTGTGCCTACTCCTACCACAGCAACCCCTGTGCCAACCCCAGAAAAAAGTTAAGTGACCATTTTTCAATGGGTTTATGGTAGCACTGGTCCGGGAGTCTCGTGCAGGTTGCATGGTGCAGGTTGCAGAAATCCTGACTAGGCTTGGGTTTCCAGGTTCACACTCTAGTGTGAATGCTTGTCCATAACTTATACAGAGGCAACAGGTTACGCTGAAAAGAGGGTTGACAGGCTGTCCCAGGTGGACCTAACTTGTTCTGTGCTATGGCTGAAAAGGTTAAAGTGAGTCTCCGTGAGGTCCGTCTGTGTGCTGCTCTCCAGTGTACTGACCAGGAGGTTGCTGCTGTCCTTGGTCTCCGTCTCCATAGGTGGAGGAGACTCAAGGTCAAGAACGTCAAGGTCAGGGAGGCTTGGGAGCGTGGAAAGTATCTAGGCAGGAAGTCCCTCAGGAGGCACCAATTCAACCTAGCCAAGCACAATGCTCAAATGGGAATCCACCTGGGCAAGGTTTGGCTGGGACAGCGTGACGTCCAGACAATAGAACACTCAGGACGTGACGGTGGACCAGTTGAATTTGATGCACGGAAGCTGAGCCAGGATGATAGAGACACCCTCCGTGACCTCCTTACTAGAGGGGGAGCTGGACGTTGAGTCAGTCCTTGGTCAGCTAGATTTAGCTGACTGTGAGGATAGTCTCCTCAAGTTCATTGAGCTGTCATGGTCGATCCTGGAACCCACCAGACCCTTTGTTCCCAATTGGCACATTGAGGCAATCTGTGACCACCTCACAGCAGTCAGTGACGGTGAGATAAACCGTCTCCTCATTTCCGTCCCACCTGGTTGCATGAAGTCCCTCACCACTGACGTGTTTTGGCCAGCTTGGTTGTGGGGACCTCAGGACCGTCCAGACCTCCGTTTTGTCTCTGCCTCCTATGCAGAGGCTCTGACCGTCCGTGATAATCGACGTTGCAGAAACATCATTCAGTCAGACTGGTATCAGAGACTCTGGGGTGACCGTTTCTTTCTCGTTGAGGACCAAAACGCTAAGGTCCGATATGAGAACAACCACAGGGGGTTCAAGATTGCAACCTCTGTGGGGGGACTGGGGACTGGTGAGCGTGGAGACATTTTCACTGTGGACGATCCTCACAACGTGCAGGAGGGTGAGTCCCAAGCCAAGCGTCTAGGAGCAATCAACTGGTTCAAGGAAGTTGTCCCCACCCGTGTGAATGATCCTATCAGTTCAGCTATTGTTGTCATTATGCAGAGAATTCATGAGCATGACGTCTCAGGTGTGATATTGGAGGAGGGGTTAGGGTATGAACACCTAATGCTCCCCATGAGGTTTGAGCCTGATAGACGTTGCACTACCTCTCTTGGGTTCACTGATCCACGTGAGGATGAGGGTGAGCTGATTTGGCCAGAGAGAATGCCCCTGGAGACAGTGGAGCGTGACGAGAAAGTTCTTGGTCCCTATGCCACAGCTGCACAACATCAACAGCGTCCAGCACCTCGTGGAGGTGGAATGTTCAGGGAGGACTGGTTTGAGATTGTAGAGGCTGCTCCTGCCAAGGCTAAAAGGGTCAGAGGTTGGGACCTGGCTAGCACTGAGAAACAGAACTCCCCCTACACTGCTGGTGTGCTCATGAGTAGGACCTCTGACGGAATCTACTACATTGAGCACGTGGTCAGGTGTAGACGCTCCCCTGATAAGGTTGAACGAGCACTCAAAAACACTGCCTCCCTGGACGGACCCAAAGTCACCATTGACATTCCACAGGACCCTGGTCAAGCAGGCAAGTCTCAGGTCCGTTACTTCACAAGTATTCTAGCTGGCTACGTGGTCAGGTCCTCTCCTGAGACTGGTGACAAGGAACTCAGAGCTGAGGGTCTATCTGCTCAGGCTAGTGTGGGAAACGTCAAGCTGGTCCGTGGATCATGGAACAGACCATTTCTGGACGAGGTGACCGTTTTCCCTCGTAGCAAATTCAAGGACCAGACTGACGCTGCAAGTAGAGCTTTTGCTTTCCTAGTTCCCAAAGGTAGGGGTCAGAGGCTAGGTGGTTCTCCTGTTGAGGTGAAATATGCAAGGTAACGCTTTATCACTCGTCAAGGGAATTCCAGCTGGTGTGGCTGTCCATAAGGCTGCTCCTGCAACTGTCACGCTGGGTGTTGGTGGTTCAGTGGTTCATGGTGGTTACCTCTCTGAGGAGTGGGAGACCAACCAGAAACTCCAGGGACTCACCAAGTGGAAAACCTATGCAGAAATGTTGGTCAACACTGACATTGTTGGAGCTGGTGTCAGATACTTCCTCAACTTGGTTGCCTTTCCTAAATGGACTGCTAAGCCTGCTGTGGAGGGTGACACTGTTGCTAAGGAGCTGGCTGAGTTTGTTGAGGAAGTCATGGGGGACATGGACACTCCGTGGGCAAGGGTTGTCAGACGTGCTGCTATGTATAGGTTCTATGGCTATACCTGGCAGGAGTGGACAGCCAAGAAACGTGAGGACGGGAGGATTGGGTTCCTGGACGTTGAACCCAGACCCCATAAAACCATTGAGAGGTGGGACCAGGACGAGCATGGAAAGGTTATTGGTGTCTGGCAGCGTGACCCCAAGAAAGGTGTGGAGTTATACCTCCCCAAACCCAAGTCTATCTATATGGTGGACGATTCTCTCAGTGATAGTCCTGAGGGGTTGGGTCTGTTCCGTCACATTGCTGGGAGTGCTAATAGGCTTGACACCTACCTCAAACTTGAGGGGATAGGGTTTGAGACTGACCTCAGGGGGATTCCCCTTGCTCGTGCTCCTCTGGCTCTCCTGGACGCTCAGGTTAAGGCTGGGGAAATCACAGAGACTCAGGCTACTCAATACAAGGCAGCTCTCCAGACGTTCATTGAGAACCACTACAAGTCTCCTGAGTCAGGTCTCATTCTGGACTCCTACACCTACACCACTGAGGACGAGAAAGGGACACCCTCTGGTCAGAAACAATGGGACCTTGAATTGCTCAAGGGGGGACAGACCTCTCTCCCAGACCTAGCTAATGCAATCACGAGACTCAACCATTCTATTGCTCGTCTGCTTGGTGTTGAACACCTGCTCCTTGGTTCAGACAGTAAGGGGTCTCACGCTCTAGCTCAGCAGAAAACTCACCAGTTCTATCTCATTGTCAATTCCACTCTCAAGGAAATAGTCCAGACCTATGACAAGGACTGGCTGGACCCCCTGTGGAGTTTGAATGGTCTCCCACCTGATTTGAAACCGAAACTTGAGGTGGAGGAGGTCCAGTTCCGTGACGTGGAACAGGTGACAGGTGCTCTCCGTGACCTGGCTCAAGCAGGTGCTCCATTGATTGCTGAGGACCCAGCTGTGAACGAGGTCAGGACAATGGTTGGACTCCCTAAGGTAGACGATATGGCTGGAGCCACTGACGCTGCCATTGGGGGAGGCACTGGGGAACCTGAGCCTCCTACTGAGCCTGAGGTCCCTGAGGATGAGGAGGAGTAGTCATGGCAGTAGTTCCAGGGACAGACAGCTACGTGAGTAACGCTGAGGCTAACACCTACTTTGGTGGTCACCTGGAGTTTGCAAAGTGGGATGGTTGGGCCGATGACTATAAGGACCGTGCTCTGATAACTGCTGCACGTCTGCTGGACCGTCAGGTGTGGCAGGGTGAGAAATACCAGCAGGCTCCCACCCAAGCAATGGATTGGCCAAGGTCAGGACTCACTGACGAGGAAGGTCAAGCCATTGATGAAACGGCAGTCCCTCAGTTCATAAAGGACGCTCAGTGTGAGATAGCATGGGGCAAGGTTCCCCACTCATATTCACGAGCTGATTGCACGTTACCTGGAGGGGTCCACAGGAACGATCCTGAACCCCTTTGCTGGTGGGACTGACCAGGAAACCAGGATTGAGGACTACTCAGTAGGAAAGGGGTTGTAACATGAGGGACCTAATTCCCAGAGGAGAGACGGTCATAGCCTATGGCAGGAATCCTGACATTGACAGTGCTGCTGCTGAGGACATTATTGACCAGGGGGGGAGCTTTGTCTATCCCACCTCAGCTGAGACTCTGGAGATTGTCAGTGCTAGTGCCAACGATGATGGTGACCCTGTTGGTACTGGAGCACGGACTGTCAAGGTTACTGGTCTGGACGCTGACTACAACCTAGTCTCTGAGACTGTCACTATGAATGGTGCTACAGCTGTGGAGCTTACTGGGAATGACTATCTCAGGGTTTTCTCAGTTGAGGTTGTTACTGCTGGTTCCGTTGGGACCAATGATGGTGCCTTGACACTGAGGGTCAGTCCTGCTGGTGCTACAAGGGTTCAGGTCCTTGCTAACAGGGGACGTTCCCATGTTGCCTCCTACACAATCCCTGCTGGAAAAACTGGTTACCTGGTGACGGTTGATGCAGCCATACTGCCTGACATTCCGTCTAACGCTGAGTGTGAGATTGAGCTGCTGGTCAGGGAGTTCAATGCTGCTCCAGCTTGGCAGGTCAGATACTCCATGTCCATACAGCAGTTTCCCAGTAGGATTCCCTTTAGGGACTTCATTCTCCCTATGAGGATTCCAGAGAAATCTGACCTCAGGTTGAGGGGTAGCTCCTCTGTGGATAATACCCCAATGTCAGGGACTCTCCACCTGCTTGTTGTCTAGGAGTAAGTCAAATGCCTGAACCGTTTGACATATTTGGTGAGGA